AAAAAAGTATGGTTTACAATAGCTGCAATAGTAATACCTGCAGTCGCTAGAGCATTAGGTGTTACAGAAGACGCAGTAAGTGAGATATTTTGGGCTTTAGTCACTCTAACAGGTGCGCAAGGCGTAGCAGACTTAGGTAAGGGTGCAGTCAAATAGATTCAGACTTAAACCACACGAAATAGTGGCTTTAAAAGAGATGAGACGAACTAAGGTAAATAGACTAATTGTTGGTGACATTCATTTACCGTACACACATAAAAATTACCTTAGTTTCGTTAAGTCTGTATATGACAAATATAATTGTAATGCCGTATCAATGACAGGTGATCTAATTGATAATCATTTTGCAAGTTTTCATCATACCTCAACAGAAACAGACGGTAAGTACGAACTTACAATGGCTATAGAACAAGTTAAAAAATGGCACGAAGTATTCAATAATGATACTGTACCTTATGGAGTAACAATAACGTTAGGTAATCACGATTTAATCATAGCTCGTAAAGTTGAAGACGTAGGAATAGACAAACGGTGGGTAAGAACATTAAACGAAGTTTTAGGTTGTCCTGACTGGGTTTTTGAAGAACAATTTATACACGATAACGTTCTTTATACACACGGCACAGGGTGTAGTGGTAAGGGTATTATGAAAAGAGTTCAAAACTGGGGTTACTCAATGGTACAAGGTCATATACATACACAATCATTTATAGACTATACAGCTAGTCTTAATGATTTAAAATTCGGTTTACAAGTACCAAACGGTATAGACTATAAAAGTTTTGCTTATGGATATGCAAAATTCCATACTGCTAAACCAATTCTAGGTTGTGCAGTTATACTAGATAATGGTAAACTACCTATTTTACAATTAATGGAGTTATAAACAAACTATCTGTTAATAACTTTTACACAAAATCATTTTATAACTTATTTATATAATTGTATATTAGCACCATAAAACAAATAAAATTATGGAAACTTATATACCAAAAAACAGTATTAATACTCCCTTACAACTTACACAAGATGACCTTGTACAAGAATTACAGGAGTACAAAAGAGATAATGCAAGACTAAGGAAAAACAACGAGATTTATAAATTGCAATATATAGAATTAAGAGAAAAACTATACAAAATATTAGAAACTACTAGTAACTCTGAAGAGCTTTAATTAAGCGAAACAAAGGTTAAAAATAACAATCAGTTTTAAGGGTGTATACGTTCTTAACAAACCAACTAACTCAAGAGAGAGTAATACTAACCTTTGTCAGTTACAAACAAAAACAAATAAATATGGAAACATTACACAATATATATCACAAGTCTACTAACAATTTAGTAGCAGCAAACTTAACTACAAAAGAACTTGACAGATTCTTTAGAACCAATTACAAACATACATACGACAAACCTGTATATCGTATAGAAACTTTTTACAAAAATAAATTTCACAGATTTATGCATAAATACGACTACAAGTTTGTTATGTTTACGCTTATGTTTCTGTTAGGATATTTAGTAACTAAATTAATACAAGAGCTATGGATGACACTATAATAATAGCTGAAGACTACCTACTAAAACAAGGCGTACAAGTAGGAGTACAAAGACAAGACGTAGCTACTAACGAATACTATAACGATATAGGTTTTGCAAACTATGTAAGACTTATAGGTACAGAAAAACAAATAGAAGAATACAGAGCAACCCAAGACTGGGAAATGCGAGGTGTTTACGAATATGATTTACAGAATAGTGAAAAACGTGACTTCTATTTAGATATGCACAAAAACAATAACGACAAAGCGTTAGCAATTATTATTAGGTAAACCTACACCTTCAACGTAGGCAATTTTTTAAATTTAATATTATGAAAACAAGCAAAATTAAAGAAGTGGTAAGCGTTAGCGAACCTTACGGACAATACAAAGTTCTTTACCACAAACTAATTATGGAAAACGGTGATAAACTTGACATTGGTAAAACAAAAAAACAAGAAGTAGGTTATGAATTAACATACGAGTTTACAGGTGACTTAGGACAGCACGAGTTTACAAAAGCTAAATCAGTTAGTCCTATGCGTGAAGAGTTTAACAATTACGTTAAAAACAATGAAGAGGACAAAATGACCAAACAAGAATGGGCAGACAGAGACGCAAGAAAAGAGTTACTTTATGCACGTAAGAGTGCATTAGACGGTGCTACTGCCTATTGTAATGCAGATAAATGTTCACCTGAAAAAACATTAGAAACGGCTGATATGTTTTGCACGTGGTTAATTTCAGGAGAAATAAAAAGCAACTTAAACGACAAAATACCTTTCTAATTATGAATTTAGACGACAGATTAATGCAACGTATTTGTAATATTACTTCAGAGGTTTGTAATACAAAAGTTGAAGACTTTACTTCTAACTCACGTAAACAACCTTATATTGTAATGCGTGTGGCTACAGCTAATATTGCATTAATAGAAGAAGAGATTAACTATAAAACAATAGCTAAACATTTAAACAGAGATCGCACTAATATATATCACTATAAAGAGATGCACCACCAGTATTACTACACGTGGCGTTTATATAGAGACACTTATAATAAAATTTTAACAGAGTATAGAGACGTTGCTGAATATGGTATGTCACTTTCAGAGTTTAAACTTAAATTAAAAAAGTCTGATATTAAAAAAGTAGATAACGAAGAAATAAAATTAAATGTAGAAACTAAACGTTTTGAGCATAGTTTACAAACTGATCTTAATAACTTAATTGACACAATTAAAAAACTAAAGAAAATTTTAATTAACTATGAACATAACATTAATATTTTTGTATGAAACATTTACTAAGCAGTTCAGCGTTTCTAATAGTAAACAAAAAACTTGCGTTCATCTTAGGTTTAAAGACCACAGTTTACTTAGCTGACTTGATTAGTAAAGAAGAGTATTTTAAGACCAACGGTTTGTTAGTAGATCGTTGGTTTTTTAATACTGCAAAGAACATACAAGAAGACACTACACTATCACCACACGAACAAAGAAACGCACTTAAATTACTCAAAGAACATAATATCGTAGAAACCAAAATACAAGGTATACCTGCAAAAACACACTTTAGAATAAATGACAATGAGTTACTTAAATTACTTAGTTGTCAAAAAATTGAACAACTAGATGTTAAAAATTTTAACAACTTGGATTTAAAAAAATCAACAACTATTAATAAGAATAAAGAAATAAGAATAAATAATAATATTAATATATTTAAGCAAGAAGTTTTTTCTTACGATTATAATAATGATATGTTACAAGAATTTTATGACTATTGGACAGAACCTAGTAAGACTGGTAAGTTGCGTTACGAAATGCAAAAAACGTGGTGTACTAACAGACGATTAAAGACGTGGGCAAAGCGTAGCAAAGACTACAATAAAAGCACATCTAAAATAGACATACAATTAAACGAATATGAAAAGGGTAAACAATACTTATGAACGTATTAGAATTATTTGCAGGTAGTAGATCTATAGGTAAAGTAGCAGAAGAACTAGGATATAATGTTTTTTCTACTGATATTAAACCTTTTGAAAATATAGATTTAGTAAAAAATATATTAGATTTAGATTCTCACGAATTGTCAAAACATTTATTCAAAAAAGGTATAGATAAAATAGATTGTGTTTGGGCAAGTCCACCTTGCACATATTTTAGTGTTGCAAGTATTGGAAAACATTGGAATAAAGACCACACACCAAAAACCTTAGAGGCAATCGTAGGTTGCCAAATAGTTAGAAAAACTTTAGAAATAATTAAGTTTTTTAAACCAGATTATTTTTTTATTGAAAACCCACGTGGTAAATTGAGAAAGTTAGAATTTATGCAAGAATTTGACAGAGCCACTATAACCTATTGTCAATATGGTGATAAAAGAATGAAACCGACAGATATATGGACTAATAATTTATATTCGTTATTAAATCCAAACGGTTGGAAACCTAGAAAGATTTGCAAAAATGGTGACAGTTGCCACGAAGCTGCACCACGAGGTTCACAAACAGGAACACAAGGAATCAAAGGTAATTACGAAAGGAGTAAAATACCTTATGAACTATGTAAAGAAATACTACAATCAATATGAAAGAAAAACTATATGATATAATTTCAAGAACTGCAATAGAACTAGGACATAAGACAGACGGTAAAACATTAGCAGTATTATCTAAAACATTTGCTTATGATTTAGAGACAGATAAAAGATTTAGACGATTAACAATAGATGACGTAGACACAGCATTTAGGTTAGGTGTTAGACTAGACGAAAAAGATAGTTTTTTAAATATTAGAACCTTCTACAGGTGGTGTCTTACACACAAAAAAAGACTTCAAGAGGCATACTACGAAGTACACACATTAGGTGCAGATCCTAAAAAAGTACCTTACTATAAACAGAACTTATTAAATAGTGAAAACAATAAGTAAACTAAAAAAGGAGTTAGACAAATGGTTTTCTTTATATATAAGACTGCGTAAAGCAACTGATACAGGACTAGCACAATGCTACACTTGTGGTAAGGTTGATCACTACAAAAAATTACAATGTGGACATTTTCAATCACGTAAATTTTTACCTACAAGATTTAATGAGCAAAACTGTCAAGTAC